ATTAAATAAGGAAAATATGATGAGAAAAATGGATTACAAATATTTCTCAAAAGCCAAGCAGATTGCACAGGTGTCTGATTTTCCAAAGGTACATATCGGATGTATCGCTGTTTATCAGAATCGCATTATCGGAATTGGTTGTAATACAAATAAAACTCACCCAACCCAGAAGTATTATAACCGATATAGAATAGATGACAACGATTTTGATAATTCTGAATCACTTCTACCAAAACTTCACGCAGAAATTAATTGCATAAATCAACTGAAACATTTGAATATTAATTTTTCAAAAGTGAAGTTATACATATACCGCACTAGAAAAGATATTGTGTGTGGAATGGCTAGACCTTGTGCAAGCTGTATGCAAGCGATAAAAGATCTTGGAATTAGAGAAATATATTATACAACAAATGATGGTTATTCATATGAAAAATTAGAGAAAGGATGTGTTGCTTAATGGTGTGCGCAGGTTGCCACATGAGTTATTGTCCATCAACGTGTCCTGATTATATTCCTGAGAATGCAACCCACTACTGCTCTATTTGCGGTAATGGAATTTATAACGGTGAAGAATATATAAGGAACGATGGTGATTATGCTCATTGGGAATGTATTACTGGAAAGAAAGACTTAGCTGAATGGTTAAATTATGAGATTGGAATTATGGAGGAAGATTAAAAATGAACGATGTAAATATTGGTGATATTCATTTTTTAGAAAAATGGGGCGTATGCAAATACAATGATGTAGATGACTCAAAATTGTATTCATGTACCAACTGTGAACATTTTGAAAATTGTATGGATGATGCTAATTTTGCATATGTAGGTTACGAAATGTTTTGCGATTCTATTGTTGGATGTGGATATGATTCAATGGATGAATTTTGGGAATGCAATGGTATTTAATGGGGGTATAAATGTTAGACACGCAAATTAATATGTATAGTGTAGATACTGGTCATTTTTATAGTAATTCAGAAAAGTATCTTCACGAAATGAATTGTAAATATCGAAGAGAACGAAACTATATTAGTAATAAACTTGATGGAATTAAAAAAGATTTTAATACTATTGGATGTTCTGATGATACATATGAGTTGATTAAAAAAGATATTAAATATATTTTGAGTGATAGAGAAAAAACATCAATAACCGATATGGATCAATTTAATCAGCTCAGAAATCAACTAAATTATTGGAATCATTTAATTGCACATAAAAGAAAGAAAGCTAATGAATCAAAAGAGAAATTGTTAAAAATTCTTGCAACTAAGGTTTATGAAAAAGAGAACACTACAAAACATAATGAAGAAAATGAAATAAAAAAAGATATACCATTGCGATATTTAAGACAAGAAGAATTGAAAGATACAAATGTTATTTCAGTTTTTGAATCTTCTCTTACCAGAACTATTGGAATTAAAAAAGATGAACTTACAGATGCTCTTATCGTAGTGCAGGTTTATTATTTCGATGTTTTTAAAGACTTATCTTTTTATGGTTTTATGTATAAAGGTGAAAAATATAGATATTTTACATCATCAGCAGGACAAATTCGTAAAAAGAAAGCAGTTTTTATAAAAGAATCTGTATGGAATCAGGTAGAAAAAACCGTAATGTGTGGATTAACGATTGATAAAATCAATTCTAAAGGTGGTAATAATGTTAATAAACATTTGGCTTACATGGCATTAGCAAATTCAGCAACAGATCAATGGGTTGATTTTGATATTGATAGATGTATCGTAATTGACGATTTTGAAACTAATGTTCCTGGTACATTTGATTTTATAGATGAGACAGATTATTCAATTGAAAGAAAAACTGGTTTAGTGCCAATTCCACACACTGATGGAGCTGGAATGATCTTACCATGTCTTATGAATAAAAATACAATGTTTCGTGCGCCGTGGATAAAAGGATTGCTAGGTGTATTTGATTTTGTAAAGTTTATAAAAGTAAACAACTACTCTCCTATCATCAAAGATATATATGGTAAAGAACACGATGTCATCGAAGAAAATATTCAAATTATATTTACAAAGAGTCAGTTTAAAATGTACAAGTTCTATGATTCATGGGATGAATACAAAACATACTTTAAAAAATATAATTGTCAAGCTGGTAGATGTAATACAGAAGAAGATAGAGTTAAAAATGCAAAAATCAACTATCAGATGTTGCAAACTCTTACCAATATATCGGATGAAGAAATATTACTTTTAGCATCTAAGTCAATCGAAAAGATTACTAATATATGTACATCAGAAAAAACAATGATGGAAGTATTAGGAATTACCCCATATAACGATAATATGACACCGTTTCAAAAAGCGGTTAAAATATATCCTGCGTTATTAAATGATACATATGCAAAAGATGTTATTAGAGAAGTAAAAAATAGTCTTCTCAAACAATATCGTAGTGGTCGATTAGACATTAATGGGAAATATACATTTTTACTTCCTGATTTTTATGCCGCATGTGAATATTGGTTTGGACACATTGAAACCCCAACAGGATTATTAGCAGATAAAGAAGTATTTTGTTGGTTATTCAAATATTATGATAAATTAGATTGTCTTAGAAGTCCACATTTATATAAAGAACATGCTATACGATTTAATGTTGCCAATAAAGTATACGGAGAAAGAGTTGAAAAAATCAGAAAATGGTTTACAACTAATGCCGTTTATACCAGTACATATGATTTAATTAGTAAGATTCTTCAATTTGATGTTGACGGTGATAAATCTCTTGTTGTAGCTGATCAAGATTTTATTCGTATTGCTGAAAGAAATATGAATGGTATTGTTCCATTATATTATAATATGCAAAAAGCAAAACCAGTCGAGTTGAATAATAAAAATATTTATGCAGGATTAAATGCTGCATTTACTGGTGGAAATATCGGCATTTATAGTAATAATATTTCAAAGATTTGGAACAGTGACATTTTCATTGACGGTACAGATGAAGAGAAACAACATGCTACTAATTGTGTAAAGCGATTATGTTGTCAGAATAATTTTGTTATTGACTTCGCCAAGACACTATATAAACCAGAGTTTCCAAAAGAAATATCTGCACAGATTAAGGAATTTACTAATAAAAAATTACCTGCATTTTTTGAATATGCAAAGGATAAAAAAGTTAGTGAGGATGAAAATAAGACTCAAGTAGAAAAAAGAAATGGAAGTTTTGTAAATAAACTTTATAGCGTAATTCCAAATAAGGCAATTAACACAAGGGGATTACAACTTGGAAAACTTGATTATCATAAAATGATGAGCAATGTTAATACAACTTGTAAAAAAGAAGTATCTGATTTATATGATGAATTAAATAAAAAGTACAGGTACAAAATCAATATGAAAGATGAATATATTGATAATCTGAGATATGTTGCTTGTCAAATTCGAGATGAATTTTCAAAGTTTGGCTATTCAAATGAAGAATTAACAGACATGCTTGTTAAATATTTATATGGAAATAACAAAAGATCAAAACAATTATTTTGGTTTTGTTATGGTCAATACGTTGTAAAAAATCTTGAGTCTAATATTCCTATAAAGAAAACTAAATTTATTCAGTGCGTTGATTGTGGAGAATGGTTTGAGGTTGATATAAAAGATACTAAATCCTGTCGATGCGAAGAATGTCAATTAAAAGAAAAGCGTAGAATTGATAGAGAATATCGTAGAAAAAAAAGAATGTCGATTTAGCAAAAACACCCATTGCGCATGGGCGAAAATATTTTACCAAAAATAAAAACACCCATTGCGCATGGGCGAAAATATTTTTTCATTTGTGGCTATATGGAGAGCATACCACAACAGCAACTACGCTGAAATTACAAATGAATATGCTCAATAAAACGATCGTAAACAGATGGGAGGAATAATATTATTTGACGATTAATCAAGAAAATATTATCAAAGAGATTTCAAAAAAAGAAGATATAGATATAGCGACAGTCCGAAAAGTTTTCAAATCGGCAGAGGGTATTATTTTCGACTATTTATCTTCTACTACTCCCACTGATAAAACAGTGGTTAAATTATTGGACGGATTGAGTTTGGAATGTAAATATGTTCCATCACAAGAAATTCATAGATATGAAGATATTCAATGTGATGAAAAAATTTGGGTAAAGCCAAAAATCACACGACATTATAACAGAAAACTCAATGGTTATTTTGAAAATTAGTTAAAAAGGAGAAATCTTAGTTTCTTATGAATATCTGAGAGTATCTCGATAGAAATACAGTTATGATTAGTTTGGCGACTAATTGGTATATAATCGGCGGTTGCACTGATTCTTCCCCTTTCGCTACAGTGCTTCCGTTGATTAAAAATATAACAATGCGGATTAGAGAAGTAGTTAACTCGCTTGGATCATAACCAAGAGAACATTGGTGCAAATCCAATATCCGCTATTTGATGCGTTTTATGACGCATCATAAATTTTACAATGTTATTGTTACGATTATGTGGCTTGACACAGATAGTATATCGTGAGGTATATAAAGATAGATTTACACCCTATCGCTATAGAAATATAGTCAATTCAAGCAAAACTGACATACCAGTAACTCAAAAGGTTGCGTTTCGCAATTGAGTCTATGCGGAAATAGTATGTATTATAAGGAGCGATAAAGTGATTTAGGGGCGACCGCTGAGAATTACTTTTTGACCGCAAATCAGATAGCTCATGCAAACTTATATGCATATAATGGTGAATCAGGAGGATAAATAGTGCGAGAAATTATTAATCGAGTGCATTATCCATTTATATGAGTATATGGAAAAACTGAAAGAATCTGGTTTTGATGTTTCGCCTGAGAATCTTACTAAGATTGTAAAAGATGCTGCGGCATTTAATATTGACAAAGCTAGCCAGGATATTATTGATGCTAAAAATGATCAGATTAAAAAATTACAGGAAGAAAATAAGGAACTAAAGAAAGAGAAATTCAATGTAGTAAACGAAGATAATGTTTCTGGTGAAAAGACAAATAACAGAAAAAAGAAATAAACTTATACAAGAACCAACACCCTTATAAAATAACAAATGCTATTTGCGTACAACGTGATCGTATATTGTAAATGCAATGCCAATGATGTCACAAATGGCAGTCACTAACATGCACACGCTACCACAGTCGAGTGGGATATACATATATGTACCTCCTTGTATTTTATATCTATGTGAAAGGCTAATGCCTGAGTTGTGAAATGTAGGCATAATCATATATTTGTTATCTCTCGATGATATGAGCTTAATAGTTTACATCGTAAACCTAATGGTATTCCCTGTGGCATATAAGGATGTTGGCTCATGTCATATTTTACCAGATTATGTCGTGTAGTTCAATCAGAACATTTGTTTAAGAAGAGTAGTACTCTTCTATCTCATACGGAGGAAATTATTATGGGGATAATTATGGATGCAATTGATGCACAAATTATTAGACCAAGAGTCGAAGCTTCTGAACAAGAAGGTTTTGAAATGACTCAAACAGATATTCAGAATTTCTATTCTAGTGGATCGCCTGTAAAATATATCAGAACTGGAACATATGAAAGTTCACCTCGTTCATCTGGTGTATCTGGTGGTAATGGAAATTATCATTATGATATTCATTTGAATGTAGCAGAATATCCTTACGGCAAACATAGTGGTTTGCAGATCATGAGTGATATACAAAACAACGGTAGTGGGGTTTTGGGTACACCTGGTACGTGGGATGATGCTGTACAGGATATTATAGAAGCCGTAAAAGCTAATTTTAGCTAAGAGGTATAGCTATCAAAAATCTATAAGAAAGAAATAAAATAATGTAACAATTAAACAAAAATGAATCCTAAATTTCATCGTGCAATATAATGCAAAAAAGAAAAGAAGCTACTGTGTGATACAGTAACTTCCTTCTCTTTCTATATCATGAAAATTTTATATGATCTCTTCTCCAACTCTCAGCACTTAATCTTTGTAGAATGAGCAATCGAAATCTAATCCAATAAATCCTATATGAACATGAATTTCTTTTGCTTTTTTGGACACAACACGATGTAAAGCAAAGTAAGCAAATCCAATACCTGCAAATTTCAGTGCATAATCAAGTATGAGATCAATCACGATTTACCTCCTTTCTGTTAGACTACAACATTCAGGAAAATAAATTGTGAAGAACTCACAGAACTTATAAAGTTTTTCATGAGATGTTATACCTTTCTTAATAAGCAAAGGTGTTTACAAGTTACACTTCTCAGCAAGTAGCTTCGATTCTTTTATATTATATCGTAGAAATTTATACAATTCAATAAATAATAATGTAGTTTACTCTCCTTTCTTGCGGAGAGTTTTTATTTTTTGTAAGAAAGGAGAATAAATTACTATGGGAGCGCAATTTCAAGTTGACGTAAATGTTGTTACTCATGGTGTGGAAAAAGTTAATGAGCTTGAACAAAAATTAAGTAAAATGCAAAA